AGGTTTCCCGAATATAGCACAAGCCAACGAAAAGTTATTACTAATTACTTTACAAGATAATCATTCTAAAGAGATTGTCACTTTCGGTACGAAAGAATATACAGGCGACGCAAGGCAACATAATAAATGGCGATATGTATATTGTCGTGATGAAAAAATATTATTCCATAAATTTATGGATTACTGGGTTGAAAATTATCCCGATGTAATTACAGGATGGAACTCTCAGTTTTTTGACCTTGCGTATCTATGGCGAAGGATGTGCCATGTTATAGGCGAAGACCATGCTCGTAGATTATCTCCTTGGAAGATTGTACACGAAAGAGAAATATTCGTAAAAGGCAATCAAGAGTTCGCTATCGCTATCGCAGGTATCGCTCAACTTGATTATCTAGATCTCTATAAAAAATATACTTATACTGCTCAAGAATCTTATCGTTTAGATAATATCGCATTCGTAGAACTTGGTGAAAAGAAACTTGACCATAGTGAGTACGCAACATTCGCAGAGTTTTATAAAAACGATTGGAATAAATTTGTTGATTATAATGTCATAGATACAGTATTAGTTGATAGACTAGAAGATAAAATGAAGCTGATTGAACTTCAGCTTACTATGGCATATAATGCTAAGATTAATTATGATGATGTATTCTCTCAGGTTCGTATGTGGGATATGATTGTTCATAACTATCTTATGAAAGCGAATGTGGTAATACCACCGAAGTCTAACGAAGATAAAAAAGCTAAGTTTGAAGGAGCATTCGTAAAAGAGCCACTAATCGGATTACATAAATGGGTTGCTTCTTTCGACTTAAACTCTCTATATCCGCATTTAATTATGCAGTATAATATATCTCCCGAAACTTTACAGGCAGAGTCTGTTGAAAAAGGTGTTGACCATTATCTTAAAAACCCTGCTAAAGATTCTAATTACGCAGTTGCTGCGAATGGCTCTCAGTATCGTAAAGACTTTAGAGGAGTATTTCCTTCTATCATGGAAGACTTCTATAATCAAAGAAAGATTGCTAAGAAAGAAATGCTTCAGGCTCAGCAACTATATGAAAACGAAAACGATACTAGACAATTAAAAGTTATCTCAAGTAAAAATAATTATCAGATGGGTATGAAGATTGCTCTTAACTCTGCTTATGGTGCGATGGGTAATCAGTATTTTAGATATTTTGATTTAAAAATGGCTGAAGCTATTACTACCTCTGGCCAACTATCTATCCGATGGATACACGATAGGATGAATGATTATCTTAATAAGATTATCGGTACGAAGAATGAAGATTATATTATTGCTGTAGATACAGATTCTATATATGTCACATTCGAGAAACTTGTAGATAAAGTTATGGGTGAAAAGCAATCTGATATTCCTAAAGTTATTAAGTTCCTTGACACTATCTGTAATGAAAAGTTTTTACCATATATTAATGAACAGTACGAAGAACTTGCTAATAGGCAGAATGCTTTTGCTAATAAGATGGTTATGGAACGAGAGGTTCTAGCTGATAAAGGTTTATGGACTGCTAAGAAAAGATATGTTCTTTCGGTATATAATTCAGAAGGAGTATCTTATAAAAAACCTAAGATGAAGATTATGGGTCTAGAGATGATTAAATCTTCTACTCCCCACTCTGTTCGTGAGTTATTAAAAGATGCTATACCAACAGTTCTTCATGGTGACCAGAACGATCTCTATAAATTTATTGAGGATGCTAGAACTCATTTTAACTCTCTCCCTGTAGAAGAGATTGCTTTTCCTAGATCGGTAAATGGCTTGAGACGATATAAAGACTCTATGAGCATATATAAGAAAGCTACTCCTATTCATGTAAGAGGTGCTTTACTATACAATCATTATCTAAAAGAAAAGAATATAACTCTTAGATATAGTGCGATAAAAGAGGGTGAAAAGATTAAATTTGTATATCTTAAAAAACCGAATGTAATGAGGGAGAATGTTATATCCTTCCTCGATGTCGTTCCTAAAGAGTTCGGTATTCATAATTATGTAGATTATGACCTAATGTTCGAGAAGGTGTTCCTAGACCCTATCGAAATAATGGTTCAAAGTCTAGGCTGGAAAGTAAGGCAGACAGCGAGTCTTGAAGATTTCTTTTAATATCAAGCACTTAGCGATGGGTTTACTTTTAAGTTTTTTTAGGGTAGAATATGAATAATATGAAAAAAGTAATATCTATATTAATACTTTTAGGAGTCACTATGTGTTCTCCTCCTGCTTATACTAAGAATCTTACGAAGGTATATGGACCAAACTGTACAACCGAAACTACTTCTATCGTACAGAATGGTATTATAGTATCTGAAATACAGACAACTACTTGTAAAGAGGAAGTATTAAATGGTAAACAAAAGTTTGACCCAGATAAGAATGCTGGAGATGCTTTATTATATGAAGCAACTCAACTTATGATGTATTCTGTCTTTGTTAAACTTATTACTGAAATGAACTAGGAGATAATTATATTATGAAATATATTATTGGAGTTGCTATCGGGATCGCTATTACTTATTTTTATCCTGAAATAGCAAATAACATAATTGAAATCGTGAAGGAGGTCTATGATGTCATCGTTTCAAAATTTTAAAATCCTATTAATCTCAAGTATGCTAATATTTTTGGCAGCATGCTCTACCACTAAGATTACCACCGAAGCAAATCGTGATGGTATTCTTAATAAAGTGCCAACTTGGTACTTAGAAGCAGAGGTAGAAAAAGGATTGATTAGAAACCGAGATGCCGAAGAGTTTATCTATGGTGTCGGTTCTTCAGTTTCTTACGATCTTCAGTTCGCTCTTGATAAAGCTACTACTATCGCAAAGTCAGATTTAGCTGACCAAGTGAATGGCAGGATTACTCAAAACGAGAGTATATATAAAGAAGAAGGATCTGGTGAGGGTGAAGACTTAATGGTTGAAAGATCTACAAGTCAAACCAACAATATAATCACTCCTACTTCTCTTCCTGGATATGAAGAGTGGAACAAAGATGTATTCATTACAGCTGATGGTCTGTATAGAGTATATGTAGGATTGAAATGGTCTGAGACTAATAATAGGTTGGCACCTAACATTAAGATGCAGAAGTTAGAGCCAGTAGAGACTAAACCTATCGACGCATCTATTTAATTAAAGGAGAAAATATATGGTTGGTTATTTAAACGACCTTATAGATAATCTCGATAATGAGTACGCAGGACTTGCGGAAAATGCTCTAGACTCAGATGTCAAGTTTGTTGACACTGGGTCTTACGCATTTAATGCTTTATTGAGTGGATCTATTTATGGAGGACTTCCAGGAAACAAGGTGACTGCCCTTGCTGGTGAAAGTTCTACAGGTAAAACTTTTTTCGCTCTAGGAGTTGCTAAGAACTTCCTAGATATGGATAAAGAAGCAGGTGTAATATATTTTGAAACAGAGGGAGCTCTTACTAAGCAGATCCTCGAAGATAGAGATATAGATTCTAACAGGTTCGTGATTGTTCCTGTAACAACTATTCAAGAGTTTCGTACTCAAGCTGTGCGTATTCTTGAAAATCATAAAAATGTTCCTGAACAGGCAAGGAAACCTATCCTATTTTGTTTAGACTCACTTGGTATGCTCTCCACTGAAAAAGAAGTAGCAGATGTGGCAGAGGGTAAGGATACTCGTGATATGACGAGAGCACAGTTAGTAAGAGGTGCTTTTAGAGTATTGAGTCTAAAACTCGCACAGCTTGATGTACCAATGATTGTGACCAATCATACTTACGATGTTATCGGATCTTATGTACCTATGAAAGATATGGGTGGTGGAGGTGGCTTAAAATATGCTGCATCTACGATCGTATTTTTAGGTAAAAGTAAAGATAGAGATGGTACAGAAGTTGTAGGAAATATTATTAAGTGTACTACTCAGAAGTCTAGGTTTACTAAAGAGCAGATGAAAGTCGAATGTAAACTTAACTTTGAACAAGGATTGTCTAGATATCATGGTCTTACTGATTTAGCAGTTGAAGCAGGTATCTGGGAAAGTGCTGGTGGTCGTATAACTGTAGATGGTAAAAAAGTATTCGGTAAAGCTATTATGAAAGAACCCGAAAAGTTTTTTACTGAAGAAGTTATGAATAAGATTGACGAACACTGTAAATCTAAATTTATGTATGGACAAGATGAGCAAGAAACCGACGATAATACAGGGGAATAATCCTAAGGAATACGAACCAATTTTTTCCGAACGAGATTATGTTTCTAAAGAGGATTATTTAGAAGCAAAAGAGAAGTGGGAAAAAGAAAACTACCATACTGATAAGTTAAGAGATACTTCTCAAGCACAACTACCACACGAAGTATTAGAGGAAACCAACGAACAAGGTTTCATGAAACTAAGGATTACGCAAGGTATCCTAGAAGATAAAATTGTTTCGTTTGGTAAAGTATCGTTTCAACCTACAGAAGACCAAACTATTAAACTAGATTATAGTTATGAGATAGAGGGTCCAGATAAATATAGGCATGTACCTAAAGTTGAAGTTGAAAAAATACTTGGTGACTTTCTAATGGCTATGATAAAAGAACAGATGGATCAGAAGAATCTTTTATTTAGAGGTGGCGAAGACGAAATGAAAAAGGCGATAGAGCCAGAAACCTATACATATTCCCAACAATTACAGGATGAAATAGAGCCGATACAGGATGACTCTTGACTTTTAACTTTATTAAGGTTAGAATATAATTATGCGTATTGAAGAAACTATAATATCTAATTTATTTCAGAACGATGAGTTTACTCGTAAAGTGACTCCCTTTATTAAGGGAGCATATTTTGCTGAACGAAGTGAACGAATTATATTTGAAGAGTTTGAAAAGTTATTCTTACAATATAATCAGGTTCCTAATTCTGAGATGGTTGCTAACGAAGTCTTTGCTCGTAAAGATTTATTTGAAGATGAGCATAAAAATATACAAGAGACTCTTGAGGATATGAAAGAAATGCAATCAGTAAACGATAATTGGTTGTATGATAAAACTGAAGAATGGTGTAAAGAACGAGCAGTACATAATACTATTATGGACTCTATAAAAATTATTGATGGTAGAGATAAAAATCGTGATAAGGGTGCCATTCCTAAAATGATGCAGGATGCTCTTGGTGTATGTTTTGATAACTCTGTCGGTCATGATTATCTAGAAGATTCTGATGAGCGATATGACTACTATCACAAAGTTGAAGAAAAGATAAAATTTGATATTGATTTACTGAATACTATAACTCGTGGTGGCTTGAGTAAAAAGACTCTTAATATAGCTATGGCTGGTACAGGTGTTGGTAAATCTTTATTCATGTGTCATCATGCTTCTAGTGTTCTTGCTGAGGGTATGAATGTTCTTTATATTACGATGGAGATGGCTGAAGAAAAAATCTCTGAAAGGATAGACGCAAACTTACTTAACTTGGGTATGGATGAAATTAAAGTTGTTGACCATGATATCTTTAGTAAAAGAATTAATAAAATTAAAGACCATAATAAAGGTAAATTAATCGTAAAAGAATATCCTACAGGTGGAGCACATGCTGGTCACTTCCGTGCTTTACTTGAAGAACTATCTCTTAAAAAAGGTTTTAAGCCAGATATTATATTTGTTGATTATCTAAATATATGTGCTAGTCAAAGATTAAGAATGGGTGCGAATGTAAATACTTATTCTTATATTAAATCTATCGCTGAAGAGTTAAGAGGGTTAGCAGTTGAATATAACTGCCCTATCGTATCGGCTACTCAAACTACAAGAGGTGGTTATAATAATACTGATGTTGGTCTTGAAGATACTTCGGAGTCTTTCGGTTTACCAGCTACTGCCGATCTAATGTTTGCGATTATTGCTAGTGAAGAGTTAGATAATATGGGACAGTGGATGATTAAGCAACTTAAAAATAGATATTCCGATCCTAATTATTATAAGAGATTCGTTGTCGGTGTCGACAAGAATAAAATGAGGTTATATAATGTTGAAGCATCTGCTCAAACTAATATAATGGACTCTGGCCAAGAAGAAAAAGATATAGGAGCAGTGTTTGATAAAACTGAAGCAGGTGAACGATTAAGTATGGAAGGATTTAAAGTATGACTAAAGTGATAACTGCACCAAGAAAGTTTGACTGTGAAGACAAACTAGGATTATTTGGTGATGAAAAAGATTATGAATTACTAGTTGACTGGGACTGTGATTTCTATGCTCCTACACCTATGGGTGAAGAGAACTCTGAAACTAATATTATATTTAAGTTTCGTAAAGACTGGTTTACTCAAGAGCAACAAGACGAAGCATATAAAGGACTTCGTGAAGCAGCAGGTTCTACTGAAAATCGTGGACTCGCAGCAGGTAAAGAAAAGACTGTTGCCTTAGGAACTCGTGACTGGGTGACTAATTATCACGATGCTTTACTTCAATATTTT